TAGTAACGAACTCCTTCAATAGTCTCTCGTTCAATAGGAACGAAAGGAACATCCTGATGTTTAAACATTACATACCCAGTTCAAGTTTAGCCACAATGTACTCTTTAACAAGTCCACTTCTACAAATGTCCTCAGCACAGAACTCAATTGTATCAAAGGATGGCATATTTTGCAAGATTCTCATGAAGTCTGCAATACCATTCCTCTCATTCTGTTTGGTCAAGTCAGACTGAGTTGCATCACCACAGAAATGAATCTTAGAATTCTCACCTACCCTAGTAATCATTGAATCAAGTTCATGAAAATTTAGGTTCTGGAATTCATCAACAATTACAATCACATTATCAAGAGTTGTACCCCTGATAAAAGATGTGGACCAGAAAGAGATAGTACCCTGTGCTTTGAGATTTGCATAGAGCATATCAAAAGAAGGGTCATCAGGCATCTCAAACATATACTTCACCATATTTTTGTATGGTATCTGGTATAGGGATGATTTATCTTCATGATCACCTGGAAGGAAACCAATCTCTCTAGTGGGCACAAGAGACCTGACAATGTAGATCTTCTCATAGGGTGTCTTTGGATCCAAGACATCTAGGAGAGCATTGTAGAGGGTGATAAAGGTCTTACCTGTACCTGCACACCCATAAGCAACAAGATTTTGTTGCTGCTTATACATCTCAAAAAAAGTAGTCTGATTCTGAGTAAGAGGTTCAATCTTCTTAATGTAATCAAGATTGATTGGCTTCTTTCTCTTCATGACTTTGTTACTCATACCAAAGGGCACTGGATTGGTGCTTCCAATTCCTGATTTCTTCTTTGCTGGCATAATATTAATCGTAATGTTTCAGTGTACTACCTGGTTGTTGTTTAGCTTTACCTATAACGTCTTTCCAACCTGGATGTTTGGTGTAAATTTTACTTAAAGGATCTCCAACTGATTCAATTCCAAGACAAGGGGCATTTTCTGGTGTGTAAAATCTTTCCCAGGATGGATTATCTTCACGCCACTTGTCCCAGTCATGAATACTCATCTGGATTTCTTTCTCTTCACCAGTCTCCTTGTTTTTTACTGGATAAGTTGCCACGGTTTCCTCCATTGTATAGAAATATTTAGTTACCATTCAAGAGCTTCTGCAATTACAGGGAACTGCTCTTTGAAAATCTCCTTACATGAGTTAGCAAGGTCTATATGTTCCTTCTGTGTTCCATTAGATGTTCTCAGTTCAATGTAATGAATCCAAGAACGAATTGAGCCTGTCATGTACATTTTTGTAGGTACTGCCAATGGGAGTACAAAACGAGCACACTCCTTTGCAACTCCTGCAGATAGCATCTGATTGTACAAAGAATATGCAGAACTGAATAAGGTAACCATCTGACGATTAATTTTATCAACAGTCTCAGGATCAAGATCATCAATACTATTCTGACGATTCTTATCATCCTGACGTCTGAGTTCAGGAAGTTCAATCTCACTACTCAATAGACCAGTGCTTGCATATCTCTGTGAGAATTCTTGAAAAGTAAATGACCTATGACGAAGCACTTGAGCTGCCAGACCTCTTGTGGTCTCAACTTCAAGAGACATGAATGCCTGCTCAAAGATAGACCAATGTTGATGTTTAATACAATACTTCAGAAGTCCTGCAAACTTCTCACTCTCTTGGTTGTTTGGATTAGAAACACGTGCACAGTATGCAATATGTTTCTCAGCATCAGGAGTGACTGAGATTAGTTTGGCTTGATTCATCTTTGTGTTTAATCTTTAGTTGTTTACGTTCTTGTTTAACTCTTTCTACATAGACTCTTTCACCTTCACTAAAAAGTTCAGGATGTTTGAGAATGTACTTGATTGCTTTTTTTGTTTTCATTATTGAAATATGTATTGAAATAGGAAACTATTCCATTACTTAACTGGTTACCTTGTGAAACCCAAGTGTCTACACATTCGTAAATGTCTTGAGTACTATATGATTCTTCTTCTATCTTGGTTCTTCCATACTTATTTAACAAGATACTAAGACACTGTTGACGAAGTTTCATTCTGTCTTCAGAGTATCTCCAATCATCATTCATCATCTTCAAATACCTCATCATAGTCAGGGAGTGGTGGAAGATACTCTGTTGTTTCAGTATATGATTCAACATTAGAATATACTTCTGTCTCTAAGGCACTGACAATGACTTTCAATTGCCTTAGGATTGCTTTAAGATTATCTTTCTCCATAAAAAAAGGGAGGATATAGAGTCCTCCCATTCTAAACTATTCAATTGTGATTGTCAATCACTTTGAATAAGCACGACCACGGTAGCAAAAGGCGCCATGAGTCTCTTTAGACTCTACACAACGTGTCATATACTCAACACCACGATATGAGGTGTGATTAATTTGTGCGTCATGCAGGGCAGATGCCTTTTCAATTTGCTTTTTGATGATGTTAAGGGTGTTCATTGTAGGTACTCCTAAAGTAGTAGAGGGTTTTAATCCCCGTTCCTTCAGTCGTGTGCGTCCCAGTACCACTCACATTCTGGTGATGAGTCCTTAAGGGTCTCAATTAACTCAACCTTTAGAAAATTACTAATGTTTGGGTTTGTCTCAATCTTCAGCATGATAGCATCAGTTTGAGTACAAGTGAGTGTTGTATAGAATAATAGTTCTAGCATGGGATGAACGACTCCGTTCCGCGACTTACTTGCGTCTCCTAATCAAGTCCAAATTTGTTCCAAATTAGGAGATGAACGACAGGTCTAGTATAGACCATTGTAACTATTTATGTCAAGCTCTTTCTTTTTTTGTCTTGAAGTAAAGTTTGTAGTATGGCTTCTTCATTTGATTAATGATCTCAGCATCCTCTTTGAATCCCATATATTTTAATTGCTGGTAAGAACCTTCCAGTTCTGAGAGGAGCATCAGAATATACTCAGGGTCTCTGGGTCTTCCTCCTGGTTCATAGTGATCACTAGGAATCAAAACCCTTCCTCCTGTGCCTCCTCAATCATTTTAGAGACTACATTTTCTGTACCATCCATAGTCTTTACAACAAAAAGACTTGACCTCTGATACTTCTTCACCTTCTTATACTTCTTTAGAAGTTCTTGGACTTGATCTTTTGGTACTTCAAACTCAACATCAAATCCTTTATCTTTATCAATATTCATTTCTTTTTAGATGATTTCTGCATTTCTTCCTGCGATTTCCACAGTTTAGGATTGGCAGTACCATCTGACTGTTGGATATCAATTAGATCTTTCTTATACTTGTCATAATAATGATCAAAGATTTCTACCTTCTTACTGGATATAACAAGGTCATACTTTTTCTCCTCTCCCACACTGTAAGAGACAAGGAAAGCATTATTAGGCAGTGATTTATCTGTGGCTACTTCAGGATCACATGCCTCATTCAAAATTCTCAAGACCTACCTCCCCAATTAATATCAGGATATGCTGCTTCAACATTTGCCTTAGTGATTTTATACTTAGAGGAAAGAGTTTTATCCTTCACAAGACACACAATGTCTGCCTCATGAGGATGCAAACCTTCAAGCATTTGAATGAACATACTCTCTCTACGTGTCTTAGAGAGACTGTCATTGCCACCTCTCACAAAGTGATAAAGGTTTCTCCATTCTTTACGCAATGAAGTATGATCTGTTCCCACAGGAACATCATTTCTTTCATAAGGAACTGTGCCCTCAGGGAGCAGTGAGATAACAGTGTCATCAAAGTTCCAAATTAGGAGTGACACAACAGCATCACACCTATGTTCTTTCAATACTTCCACCTTCTTAGTAGCACTTCTTTGCTTTGAAATTTCCTCAAAGATTTCATGCACAAAAGGATTAGGTGGAAGTTTTGTATTTTTAGTTGATGTAGGCATTGTAGTAATCAATTTAATTCAATATAGGATATTTATCAGGAGAAGTCAATCTCCATCTTCAGTAAGGTCTTCCATAGTATTTTCAAACCTCACTGCCAATACGTCATCAGGAATGATTTGACCATTCTCATCAAACATCTCTGGGTGCATAGGAATATACTGAGAAGTTCTGTCAATAGCATATCCTTTTAGAAGGTATCCAACAACACCTCCAACAATTAGAAACATAACAGAAATCAGTGTAGTGAACGTGAGTGTAACTGCTAACATTTTAGTTCTCCTTTTTCCTTACATCTATGTGGGTGTCTAGAAAAAATTCCACTCTCTTTCCAAAAATGGAGAGTGATTTCCCAAACTTTAACTGAAAAGTCTTAGGTGGTTCCCTCCTTTTTTTATTTCTTAGAAGCAATTCAAATCCCCTATTCATCCTAGGAGTATCTAAATCTTCTTTATTTAGTGAGCTTTCTTCTTCTTCCTGATCTTTTTTCATTCATGTACCTACATGCATCATTGATGATACTCTCAAGATAATTTTTTATTTTACGAGCCTCAGGTTTTCCAAGGTGACCATAACCCTCTCTCAACTGCTTGTGTAAGTTGTCATCACCACCCTCTAAGTATCCTTCAAGGTCTAATATGATGCTCTTTATCTCTGCTGCAGTACAGCTCATCAGGAACTCTTCTACAACAGTTCTAGTAGATTTATTGCTCTTCAGATACTCATACATATTCATCCTAAATTTACCCTGAAAGGCATAGTCTATAGTATGTTCAATTGCATCGTAGAGATCTAAATCCATCAGACCAAATTATTCTCTCTGAGATATTTAACAGTTTCAGCACATCCACCAACAACTTTACCATTTACTGACACTTGTGGGAAGGTAGAACCTTGACCAAACTGCTCATAAAATTCTAGTTTCTCATAGTCTCTGCCCAGTTTATATTCTACAAACCTTTGCTCTGATAACTTAAGGGCACCTATCACCTTAGTACAATAAGGACAACCAATCTTTGTATATACTGTGAAATTGTTCATTGTGTTTTTCATTTAGTTTCCTTCTTTAATTTATAAAAGTCTTCCCAACTACAAATACAAACTTTGTATCCAGGATAATGTTTATCTGCTATGGATTGATATCCCATACAAGTGGGGTAGTCTCCCTTAAACCAGACTTCTTTCTTCTCATGAATGACTACATGTTCTATCATTTAAAATCAATCTTATATGCTAATGAAATTCTCAGGGGACAATCTTGATAAGAAAAAGAGTATCCTTTATGAAAAAGGTTGCCATCAAAAAGAAGAAGTCTTCCTCTGATAGGGGGCACAATGCATTGGTCAGTTGGTGAGTTCATAATTTGAGTGAATCCACCCCAGTTAGGATTATATTCACTTATGTATATGAGTGCAGTTACATCACAGTTATCTTGATGTAGTTTACCTTCCCTACCACAATGCTGACCATTAAGATATACTCTTGTAAGTTCTGTACCAACCCCCAACTCACCCTGAATTCTTTTGTAGATTGTATCATTAATTAATTCATTGTCACTAACACCCATGTATAAAAACTCATGAGCGTCGTAATCGCTTAGTTGAATCTCCCAACTATTTTTGCAAGCATAAAGTCTGATTTGTTCAATTTCATCTGGTGATAGGAAATTATCAACTATCTTTGTTTCCATAAAAAAGAGGGTCCTAAGACCCTCTCATTTTATCATTCTTCAGTTTGCTTGTAAAGGTCTTCTAGTTTTTCTCTAGAAAGATCAACATACATTAACTCCTCACCTGCCTGTGGTGCTTCAGGATGACGGGGTTTAGGTTTAGGTTTATTCATCTCTATGTTAATAGATTGAATGTTAGCCCACATCATAGCAAAGGCACCACCAGCAATAAGAGCAAAGCATATAAAGTATAGTGTGACTTCAAAACTATTCATCATGCTTCCTGTAGTGATTGAACTGTGTTGTGAAGTTCTCCAATGTCTAGAAGACCTTCAGCACTGAACCAAGGGGCATTTGCCCAACTAAATCCTTCACCCATGGTGCTATCAGGTGCTGTGATATACCAATGACATTGAACGTCAGGCACATCAACAGCACACTTAGACCAATCATCCTGCCACTGTGGGACTTGCACCCACATCACTGCAGCAAATATAAAAGTGAAGAATGCTTTAATCATTTGTGAGTCTCCGTTTTATGAGATGATCTAGTGAGAAATTACCAGGACCATTGAGGACTATACATGCTGCACCTCCCCAGTAAAGAACTAAGAGTTCTAACAGATAGATGTTAAATCCTGCTGTAAGTATAGCATGGTAGATCCCAAAGGAAACAGTACCTAAGATTGCCAAGGCACCCAGTCTAGTACCAAGTCCAAATATAACCAACCAACTTCCCACAATCTCAGAGAATGCTGCAATATATGAGGAGAAGATTGGGAATGGAAGATGCAATGGTCTTACAAATGCATCTGCAAAGTTTTCAATGTTCTCTAGTTTCTCGTATCCATGATGGATAAGCATGATGCCTATTGATAAACGAAGTAACAAGAATCCAAAAGATCTTATCATTTATGTTACACAACTTAATAATATTTATCATAACATACTTTACATAAAAAAACCACCCCTGTCAAGCAGAGGTGGGCAGTTTGGGAGGTGGTCTGAATGGACAGTCTGGACATCCAGCACCACAGCATCCTCTACATTTCAGCATGGAAATGTTTAGTCAGGACTTGAATACGCTCTTCTTCATGAGCAATGATATCTAATTGTTCTTGAATAGCAGCAAGCACATCAGGATGCTCACCAATACCAACAGGATTTTGCAAGTAGATTTCTACATTGACTTTTGATTTAGCAATTTTACCCTGTGCTTCTGCAATCAGAGCAGTAGTAATAGTGGATCTTGAGAACATAATAGTTTGGATTATTTTTATATAGTGAAGCGATTAGGATTAATTAATCGCTTCATAGTATCAAAGTGCGTTGCCTCTTGGCAATACTTCCTCTGGAAATACAAAAGATTCATGAGGTTGATCAACTGGTGCCAACCATGCACGAAGACCTTCATTCAATAGGATATTCTTGGTGTAGAAAGTTTCAAACTCTGGATCTTCTGCTGCTCTAATCTCTTG